TTCTTTTATCTTGCTCTGGACACCAAATTTGGTTAAAGTTGTATTTACAACAACATTTGACTGGCTTGGTCTTAGACCTCTAATTGTTACAGTATTATTAGTGAGATCAAAAGTATCATCGGTAATTGTTCCTGCTATTCCAGTAGAATAATGAACTCCATATCTCTCCTGGTCAAAAGTCGCAAATGATGCGCTAGTAATTCCAGAAACACTTGAAAGGTCAAATGTTAAAACTCCAGCAGCACTAGTTGATTCTGATGTAATTTGTTCAACAACAGTGAATGTTGAGTTCAATAAATTTACGGATGAAATGTCATTATCTGGCAATTCGGTATACAAATATCCATTATCTGTATCAATAATTGGACCACGAGGGAATGGTGTAACTAAGGTATCAGTTGTTCCTGTTAATACAGCACCATCATACACGTCAGTGACAGCAGCACCAGCATTAATTGGACTCAATTCTATTGATAGTCCATCTGCAGCAACTGCTGAAACTCTATTAAATGTCTCAGTGCTGAATCCTGGTCTTTGATAAGAAATTATAGTATCAGTTCTTATGCCAGAAAATACTTTTCCTGCTGCGGTTACTGTTGCAACACCACTAAGAATTGCAGGTATTGTTATTTGAGATATGCCATTAGGCATTCTGAATCTTTCAAGAACTGAGTCTGCTGTAAACTCTGGAAAACCACCACCTGCTGCTTGTCTTACTGACTTAATATTTTGTGTTCCATATTCAACGAAATCTGCAATGGTTCTTGAAAAATCAACTCCATTGACAGTTATTTGCTCACCTTTGGCAAAAGAACCAGACGTTTGTCTTAAGTTAACGAATGTTGACCCACCACCAGCATCGACAAGGTATCCACTAGCACCACTACTCTTTCCTTTAATGTAAGATCCATCAGGCATGTCAGTAGCATCTACGCTCTGATTTAAAGTTATTTTAGTGTATGTTTGGATATCATACAGTCTCAAATCATATTTTGTTGCTGCTCCAGAATATGCAGCATCAGTAAGATTAAATGTATATACTCGGGCATCACCTATTACTGCTTCGGTATCACCTTTTTTTCTGTTTAGTAATTGAATTGTTGCTTTATTTTGTGGAACACCAGTAACATTATCTACTCTGAGTAAATTACCCATTTCAAATGGGATAGTTACATTTGATACTGTCTCGGTATCTCTTGGTTTATCGACATCAATTATTGTTGTTCCAGTTTTTTCAATATCATATCCCCTAACATATGCCTTTCCTGGAGAAATTTTTAGGCACATTAAATCATCAGATGGTATACTTCTCTCTTCAGTTCTTTCGTTTGAGAAAAATAGACCATTATTTCCAAGTCTGTTGTTTAATGAATTATGAACTGATGGATTGAAAGGAACAACAGCATAATCACCCGATTCATCATATGTTCTTTCTGCCATATAATCACGAATTTGATTATATTGAGTTTTGTTAGAAATTTTTTGAATTTTGCCGTTTTTTAATCTTAAAAGTTCTACAAAATCTGTATCATTAGTATCACTTATTAATTTTTTAGTTAAAGTTAAATTAATTTTAAATCTATCAGCACCTGGTGCAGCAAAGTTTGTAAATCCTTTTGCGTTATCAAATAAAGAATCATCATCTTTTGATCCTATGATCAATTCGTCAATTTTCAGTCCAACTCTGTACGATGGTGTGTTCGTGTAGTTATCAAGTAATATTGTTTGTTGAGAAACATTTACAAAATATCCTCTAATAAAATATATTCCTTTACCAATCGAAGCTGCTGAACCGATTGCTGTTGCATCAGAAGAAATCAGAGATGCAAATTCTGTTCCTGCAGAAATGGTAGTATTTCCATAAGTTACATTTTCAGTGGCAGTTAATGATTCACCATCCAAAAACTGAGTAAATTCAAAATCGCTATCCGAATCAAGATATTTTACATATAAAGTTAAATTTTCAAAATTATTTTCATCTGCATACTCTACACGTTGAATTCTTGCGGTAGTTCCTGATACTGATCCAACTATTTTTTTACCTATGAAGTTTTCAATATATAAAGCAACATCAACTCCAGAACTAGTAGCGTTAAGTTTTACAGCATAAAACTGCCCATCATAAGATATATTTCCTGGAACAACTACAGATCCTTCCTTAAATATATGACTACCAAAAGATTCTATCTGACCTTGCAGAAGAGACTGTAAGGTAGTTAATTCTCTCGCTTGAACTGGAAATCCTGGTTTAAATAATACTTTATAAAAATTCTTTTCAGAATCATAGTCATCATAATATGGATTGATATTTAAGTTTGTTTTTTGTGACATTTTTCTTTAGAATTCCAGAATAATTTTAACGTCTTCTTTTTGGCGAGAATCTCTTTGGATAAGAGGTCTGTTGTCAATGTAAATAATTTCCCCCGTCTTCTTATTTATCTCAGGATTTGCAAGTCCATCTGTAAAAGTAACTCCTAAATCTATTTCTTTTTCATTTACGGTTGTTTTAATTCCAGAAAATCCAGTGTCAATTGATCCTGTAAAGGGAGAGATGGTATTTGCCGAGGCTTCAAACGATAATACCTTACTTTCGCTACTAACATTATCAACATCAGTATGATCTTTTTCATTTCCAAAATACAAAGATCTATCTTGGAAATATTTTAATACTCTACTCTCACTATCATATGATGCCACATATCCTTTTGCAGCACCTCCACTAACAGATTGAGAAATTGCTGCTCCTACCACTGGAGTAGACGAAACAGAAGTCAGTTTTAGTGAAAATAAAGAGGAATATTGATTAGCAGTAAATATTGTCGTGGAAGAATATTGTTGTGGATTTTTTAAAATTCCAACTTGAGTGAACTTTGTATCAATTGGAAAATCTTTGTTGGAATCATCAAATCTAGCATAAACTAATACTTTATCTGTTCCCAATTCTGTATAGATATCATATCCATGCCCTCTAGAGGGAGGAATAATAGGTATTAAATTTGCAGGATCTGCCAAAGATCCTGATGGTTGAAGAGATCCTAAATCTACTATTCCATAAGTATATCCACTTCCGCCAGCAGTTACATTAGCAGAAGTTATTGTGCCAGAAGAATCTACTTCAATTGATACTTTAGCACCACTTCCATCACCATTAATTGGCACAATGCCAGAGGTATAATTTGATCCACCACTAGCAATGTATACTTTTTTAATTTGATTTAAGTTTACGTTAGAATCTCCTGCTTCTCTAACACTCTGAATTTGGCTATCTGTTGTAGTTGCCCAATCGTTAGGGACAACAACATATTCAGTAGAATCAAATTTTATAATATCACTTGGAGAAACTGAAAAAAGATATTTCCAAATATATCCATCACCACTGGTTCCAGCTGCAGTTGGTTCTAAATCAGTAAAAGTTGGTTCGTCTTTAGATACATTTCCCTTTAAATTACTTCCAGACGAACCATTATCAATACAAACATAAACTCTAAAATCACTATTAATTACATAGTAATTTGTGTCATATAACCTTGCCAAATTTGAATTTGGTGCAGGATTAGAAATACTATAATCATGCCTATACATGTCATAACGAGTATTAGAAGACCAATTAACTTTTCTTATAAGTCTTCTAACATTTGATGTGGTAACTTTTTTACCAAATAACGAGGTATCTCTAAAGTGAGAAGTAAATTGTAAATTATCTGTTGGCGTTGGGGTATTGCTATTCCACTCAGAATCCGAGGTGGTTCTACCAAAACCAGAAACCGGATTAGAGGGATTTGGCAATCCCAAGAAAACATAGTAAGAATTACTCGTATTTGCTACAGAGTCTACAAAATTACTTGCATTTGATATTCTAAATTGATCTGTTACTACCGCAGCCATATTAATAGTTTTTTAGATATTTATAAGGGAATGGTCATTATATAGATTTTGGAAGTGCTCCACCATCTCTTAATCCAATGCCTCTTCTTTGAATTGTTGGGAAAGTTGTAAGTCCAACATCAACGGTATTTCCAGTTACTGCTATTGATACTGGAGAACTATCTCTGGAAATTCCAGCAAGTCTTCCCCATGAGAATTTACCAACGGGATTACTTGAGTTTGATGTTGTCGCGACACCAACAATAGAAGTTCCAGGATCTATATAGCAAACAATAGAACCAGCAGCACCGACAGAGGATAGTTCCTGGATAAAGTATATGTTATCGACAAAAGTTGTTCCAACACCAACAACTGATAAGGAGTTGATTCCAACGGACGTTACACCTGTTCCAACTTGTGTATCAAAGATGTAAATTGGATATCCTACAGCAAGATCTGTGTAATTTGATACATCAGATCTATGTAAGTTAAACTGAATTGCTAGTGTTCCTATCCCTTGAGCATTTACGGTGGTAATTCCGGTGACAATTCCAGAGAAACCTTGAATTACATCAATACTAGATACTTCCTCATAAGTTGGTCCTGGTAAAGATACAAGAACTTGTGGTGCTATCGTGTATCCAAGTCCTGGATTATTAACTAGAACAGATGTAACAGCTCCATTAGAAATTGTGGCAGTTGCAGTTGCTGTTGTTCCAACACCCACACCAATTTCTGGTGGAGCAATAACTGAAATAGTTGGTGTTGAAGTATATCCACTACCACCAGAAACAATCGTATATTCAGTAATAGTTCCAGCAGTAGAAACAGTTGCTGTAAGTGCAGCTGCAACCGGATCTGTGGAACCAGCAACAATCAAACCACTAAACTCTGTAGCAGAGTCATAATCAAACAAATCTGCATCTTCCACAAATATTTCAGTATCACTGCTTCCAATGGTATTAATAATTTTTGCAGTTGGGAATACTTGTGCCTCTATGGAATCTCTAGATTTGGGAACAATTTCTCCATTAATAACTCTATCAACTTTTTGCTTTGTCCATGCAAGTGGTTTAAAGTTTGTTTGATCAATTCCATTTCCAGAATATAAGTTTGTTTCAAATTTGTCCGAGAATGATAAGTCAAATACAGTTCTCTTGTCTTGTGTTACTGTTCCTCTGATAGCATTATTTTTATAAACTTGAACTAAATCACCACGTTTGATAGTTTGATTAATATTAGTGATTAATCTATCATCATCATTTCTAGTTCCTCTATAGAAGAAGATGTCAATATTATCTTCTATCTTAGGTGCTTGAGAGAAACTAAATGAAGTTCCACCATCGAAGAAATATGAAACCCCAGGATCTTGAATGATTCCATTAATGACAATTAAAAGTGCATTAGCAAGATTAACTCTGGTTCCTTCTTTTGCCTCAAAACTTATAAGTTCATCGTTATAGAAAAGTGGGAATCTGGTTCTTTGACCATCTTGGAAATTCTTGATTGAATCAATATAATCAAATTCTCCAAACTGCCATGCTCCGATTGAATCATTATATACATCATCAACTGTTAATATAAACTCAGAAGTTGCAGAGGAAAGAGTGCTATGGGTAACTAATCCAACAGGTCTAATGACATCTCCACGTCTAAATCCATACCCTGGTCTTGCTATTTTAAAGTTTGTAACTTCAAATGTATCAGATCCTATTCCAGTAGTTGATGCAGCACCCACCTCAACATCAACTAATAATCCAGTACCTGTTGTTGTAGTATTGCCAAATCCTATTCTAGAAACTCCCTCTATCGTAAGTCCTTCATAAGTTGGTTCAGAAACAATAACTTCTGGGTTTGAATATCCCGATCCACCATTTCCAACTACGACGAGAGATAAACTTCCACCAGCTCCAACCAAAGCAGTTGCTGATACTACTGCAGCAGCACCTGTATGTCCATCTTCATGAACACTAACTCCTATAGACACTAATCCATTATATCCAGATCCAAAAGTTCCTCCGGTTAATGCTGTTGTAAATCCTGCTATGGAACCACCGGCACCAACTACAGCACTTACAGCAGCACCAACTAAAGGTGCATATCCAAGTCCACCAGAAGAACCTAATGAAACAATAACTCCTCCTCTTGGCAATTGATTTGCATTAACATCGGTGGTTGTGACAAATTTAGATCCATCTGTAGAGGTTATTCCACTAAAAATTATATTAGTTATTCCAGTAGTGCTATAATCATCAAGTGAGAAATTATTATTTGGGTTATTAATAGTAGAGGGGGTTTGGAAAATACCATTAATAAACACTACGCCATTTCCACCTGTGCTTCCAATTCCTGTGGTATTTGCTCCACCAACAGTCAGAGTAAATGTCGCACCAATTCCCGTAAATTGATCTGAGATATCATCATATATTTGATTGGTATCATAATTGTTTCTTAAGTAAACTCTACCAGCAAAGTCTGCTTTTGCTGGTTCTAAGTTGCTCAAATCTTTTAGTATTAGAGAATTTCCTCTTGGCGGTTCAACAAAGTGAATGTTTCTGCCAGAAATATTATAGGATCCCTTATAAATTCTAACTTCATCACCAGCAGAGTGAGATGTTGCTTTAGAACCAACTACTCCTCTCTTAACTTGAACCAAAGTCGATTGACCAATTCCTGTTATTGGTCCAACTGCTGTGGTTCCAAAACCAACATTTTCGACCTTCATGTATTCATCATTAATTTTCAAGAGATCTGTTGGAAGTATTGTAGAAATTCCACTTAGAGCAAAAATTGTAGATGCTACTCCAATCTGACCTCCTGGATTTCCAGACAGAGTATGTGCTATTGGAGTAAACTTCAGAGGATATTGGGCAATATTATCTAGAGTTATTAATGTCTTTTCATTACCCAAACGCATTGACAACTCATGAGCATTTCCTTCACCAGATGATCCGAAAGATACATTTACACCAGATTCTGCATTTGCTCTGGTTGTAGCAAGTTTAAATTCATCATCATTTTCTCTAATTGCATAGACAATTGATGGCAGAGGTGTTCCGCTACCATACGTCATAGCAGTTGATCCAACTCCAACAAAAGTTGACTTTGGAGTATATGATAGAGCTTCACCAGTTCTAAAGAAATGATTATCAATGGTAAATACACCTGTGCTAAGATTTAGTTGCGTAGAATCAGTTGGGTTAAATGTTTTTCCAAAAATTGGAATTCCATCAGTTCTTGCTATAAATTCAGTTTTATTAATTCTATTGCCATTCGTAGCGTTATAGGAAGCAACGTCGAAAGATTGTTTTACGTCGCCATATTCATTAACTGGATAGGCGTTGAATAAGTCAATATCTGTATAGAATAGTTCATTAAGAGAAGCAACTTGAAGAGATCCTGTCATCGCAGCATCTGGATAAAACTTAAGTATAAAATTATTTCCAGAATATTCCGCACCAAATGTTCCCATCCCACTTTGTGCATCAGTTACTCCTATGCCTCCAGCAGAGAGGAAATATGATTGTTGAACATATGCATCAAAAGATCCATCCTGCAAAGCCAGAACACTATGAACTGCCTTTGTGGATCCCATACTAACTTCAACCAAAGACTTGACTGAATTAAATAAATTTCTATCAAAACTTACTACAGTTGTGGCAGCAGCAGAAACCGTATTTTCATATGCAGATTTGATTATTGCACTTCTTTCTGTGCCCTCTGGTTGTGCTGATAAATTAAATCTATGTGTTCCGACACCAACTGCAGTTGTACCAAACCCAACAATTTTTGATTTTAATTGAACATCATTTGCAGTATCATTTGTATAACTTAAAGTTAAAACACCAGAACTAATATCAGCACTGAATGAACCTATAAAATTAGAAGATGAGGAAATTTCATCAGTATCAAAGAAAGATTCTGTTAGATAAGTATCTGTACCATCATGAGTTATAAACAATTCAACAAAATTTAATTCATTTGTATCTGATTGAATAATTTGAGTGTTAACATGCAATGAAGTAAATGCATCAGTAGCAACTCCAATGATAGAACTAGTTATTCCAGATCCTCCAGAAGTTACCACTCCACTGAAACCAGTTATATTAACAAATCCGATTGATGTAGTTCCAACACCAGAAGTTGCAGATCCAAAAGTATTTTTAAGATACTTGATATCATAGTCAATATTATCTGAATTATTAGGAGTAAATCTAAAGAAATTGCCATCTGATGTGGTGAAATTTCCATATTCCTCTCCTACCACTGAAGTCAAAGCAGATCCAATGTTAGCAACACTTCCTTTTTCTAATAAGAAATTGTCTCCAGAATTATTACTAATAATAATAAATTCTGATAACTGAACTTCACTATTGTCAAGGTTAGTCACTCTGACTAAAACATCGTCAAAAGAATCAGAATTAGTAAATTCAAAAATATCAGTAAAATCATTATTCTCTATATTAGTAGAATTGGAGAAAGAATTACTAATATCATCTATTTTTAAAACAACATTACCTTCAGATTCTGTGTAGTCGGTTAATTTTTTATTTTGAAGTTTTAAGAACTTAGATTGAGAACCAACAACATCAATGTCAAGAACATTGTCAAAATTATAAATTGTATCTACTCTAAGTTCCGCCGATAAATCGCGTATTACTGTAAATGCAGATGAACTTCCAATTCCAACCGTCGCAGTTGAAGATATACCAGTATCAGCAAAGTTTTTAAGTCCAACAGTATGAACGAGACTATTTACAGGGGTTCTTAGTTCTCTCCATTCAATGGGACTCTTAATTGTATAAGAAAGATTTTGATAATAATCATTATCCGGAATAACCTGATCATCTAAACTTAATTTGCCAATATTATCATCCCATCCTATTCTCTTTTTATTGGAGAAATTGATTTCAAATCTGCCATCATTTATTTTAATTTGATTTATTGTGGCAACATTAGAACTGGATTGTCCTGTAAGAATGTCACCAATGACTAAGTTTTTATTATCTTCTCCAGAAACTTTAATAGAACCTGGACTAATTCCAGAGACAATTAAATCAGAATTTTCTCCATTAATAGATAATTTTTCTCCTAAAACAAATTCGGATATTTCTTGAACTATGTCAAAAATTGGATAATCTGACTTTTTGATAATATTTCCGAGAGAATCTTGAACTGTTTTAGCAGTTCCTGTATTGGTTGTAAATTCACCCAAATCAATCGTTACTTCATCTCTAGTTATTCCACCAACAAACTTAGAATTTTTATACTCTGTGACGGTGAAGAATTTGTATCCATAATCTTCAGAATTAAATCCTGATCCTGCAGCACCAACTTTTTGGATACCCTCTATGAAAACTTTTTCTCCCACACTAAACTGACTAGTACTAAAACCAAGAGCTGGGGTTGTTATTTTACAAACAAATTTGGTATCTGTTTGCTGAACAACTGATTGAATACTAATTCCATTTGTGTTATTTACAGCAAATAATTCCACTGTTTTATCTGGGAGTCCTTTTGGCAATTGAAGAACATCAATTGTGGTTATAGAATTTCCTGTAATATTTGCTCGTAAAATTCCACTATCAATTCTTTGTCCAACACCAGTGTCCACTATGATTATTTTTGGTGCATCCGTATAATTTTTTCCACCATTAGTGACAGTAACTATTCCAATAGTATTGGAATTTTTCAATGTAAGTATTGACGGCATATTTGCCTTTGGTTGCAAGGTCCTATCAGAGGAATATTCAAATCCTTCATTAATTATTCTGACTTCCCTAGTATTTCCAACCGCATTGGATTGTGCAATTAGATTCGCATCTTTTGCAGTTGTGTTTGAAGACCCAACATAATTCGGTAATTTTTTATATCCAGATCCACCAGAAACAATATTGATTTTATTAATTGGACCATCTGCAGTTAATGATGTTGTAGAATATTCCAATGTAGAACATTCTGATGAAGTATAAGATAATTTTTCTGGAACCTCATAAAGAGCGATATTGAACGTCGTCTCTCCAACACCCGAAACGGGATATGAATTATTGTAAGAACTATCAACATACATTATCTCAGAATAATTATTAACTTCGATATCTGCAGTGCTAATATATCCAGATTTCTCTAAATTATAATAAAGTTTATCTGGCAAAATATTTGTAGTGTCGTCCGTATTGTAATTGATAGTTAATGCAGCATTAGCACTAACACCTACTGTTCCAACACCAGTGACATTTATTCCAGTGGTGGCACCTGTAGAAACAAATTCATTATTAAATTCATTATCATAGTAAATTTTCAAAAGATAACCATTCAAAGTAGAATCTGATAAATCAAATACCAGACTATTATCTTTAACTATTTTAATTCTTGGATTTATTGGAGAAATAGTTTGCGTTGCTCCACCAGTATTACCAATACTTACAACAGTTGGTGGATTCAAAGTTGAATTAATATAAGTCTCAGAAAGTTGAATAATATCATCATTTATTCTATAGACATAATAAGAACCCGTAGACAATCCAGATGCAGGTAAAGAAGCAGCGTAACTTACCTTTTGCCCCGTTTCAAGTTTATGAGAACTGATTGTAATTTGATTATTTGTAGTATCAATGTTTGAAGGATCAATAGTAATTGGATTAATTAACAGACTATCTGTAAGTTCATCTCTCTTTACGACAACTGAAGTATCAGTTCCAATTCCTCCAGCAATCTTAGGTTGAACTTTTAAAGCAATTTTATCTCCAGAAGATAATCTATGATAAGTTTCACCAACTGATGCTGTGTTGAGACCAACGGTCGAAATTGATACAACAGAGTTAATTCGTTGAACCTTTGATTTCTTTTGTGGGTAAATACTTTCAAAGAAATATTCATCGCTATCAGTTCCACTACTACGGAAGAAAACTTCCTTAAATTCACTTCCAACACCTGTTTTAATACCAACAGAATTTATTGTTTTTCTTACAATGTATACAGTGGTAGTAACTCCAGATATTGGTAAGTTATATGGTGTTCCCCCTGGTGTGTTAGAAATTGAAATTGCACCTCCAGAAGGTACATTTAAATTAACTGCCTGATTAGTTACGAATGGATGATTTTCAATATAAATTCTTTGAGTTGGAATATCTCTAGTTACAAAAGAATCTCCAAATACAAATGTCATTGAACTGGATATTCCAACGGTGGTTCCTACACCAACAGATTCTTTTGGATTAAAGTAAACTTTATCATTTAATTTAGATTCAAAATAATCTACATTTTTAGATATTGTAAAGGAATCTGGAATATATGCAACCTTTGTAGTAGCAGTATGTGAGGTTCCAACTAAACCTCTCTTAACTCTAAGGACATTTAGATTAGGAAATACATTTAATACCTGTAAAGTTTCAGATCCAATTCCAACACTACTACCAGCAGAAACTGAACTAGGAATTTGAGAAACGTATATTTCTGTAGTTCCTGCTCCGGGAGAGGAATCAGATCCTGCTATTGGAGAGGAAAGATTTGAATAAAAAGAGGTGATGCCAATTTGGAAATTGCCGTTTAATTCTGATAAAGAACTACTAAATCCAGAAATGTTTACATATTCTTCGTTTCTAAGATTATGTTGAGGCAAAATTGAAACTTTTACCTTACCCTCTCCATTCCATGTAAATATTGCATCCTCATAAGTTTCTACTGAGGTTTGTACATCAAATATATTTTTTCCTAATATTGAGGATACATTGGCAATAATTCCATCGCCATTAGTTTCATCATTGTCAAAATTCAATGTATCATTAACTTTATATCCCGAACCAGGATTGACAATATCAATTTTCTCAATTGATCCCTCTGTGGTGCTCTCAATTACTGATTTTTGTCTAGAAATTTCATTTGTTTCAATTAAGAAATCATTATTTGCAAAAGAATCGGAAACTTTATATGGAAAAGTATTTCTAAGTAAATCGGAATTATCAAAATTAAATTTCTGATCTAGTGTTTTATTCTCTTCCAGTGTGTTTGATCGATATTCATTTCCAATAAAGAAGGGAAATTGTGGTTTTCCGTTAGTATCAATGGTGGCAAAATAAGCATAGACACCATTGGGATAATCAACTGTTTTTGTAAATCTACCATTATGCCTATCCAAATCTCCAGAATTTGTATATTCATAATCTTCAACAAAAAATCCATTCTCAAATCCTACTGGTCTATCAACAATTCTAGAAGAATTTTCAACATATCCAGAATTTAATCGCACTGGACCAGAGCTAGTGTCTGATACATCGGAGTTTGCATAAGAACCATATATTGGATTTCCATCATATGCCCAACCAATTATACCAGAGACTCTGCTCTGAACATCTTTAAACGTGGATCTTAAGTTGTCATAATAACCACAAATAGAATATTGTAATTTATTTCTGGTTTCTTTCAGTATTTCATTTCCATACTTATGAACATTATTAATAGTTAACTCTCTAATCTCAGAATCAAAAGTTGCACCAGATCCGCTAGGAACAACTCTGATTGAAGTGGATGTGCTTGAATATCCTATACCAGTATTAATTATCTTAACATCTGTTATTTTTCCTGACGTTGACACAACTGGCCTTAATATTGCACCAGATCCAGATCCACTAGAGTCTACTACTTCTATATCAGGAACGGAGAAATATTCAGAACCTCCAAATTGGATATTAACTGAATTTAAAAGTCCATTAATTATGATAGGTTTTAATTGAGCATTCTTTCCATTTTTTAAAGTAATTAAGGGTTTTTTCTCAAAGTTGATTATGCTTGATCCATACCCAGTTCCAGATTCATAGACGTACACATCGGTAATATTACCTCTTACCGTAGGAGTTGCTACAATTGATCTATTAGATACTGTTGTACCAACACCAACAGATGTAAATTCAACAGAAACAGAGATATCTGGATAAGCGAAATTCTGATACCCAACACCAGTTGAAGACAACTTTGTATGATTTTTTCTTTGGTAGTTTAGAGGTACAGTTCCTCCAACACCAGCATTAGCAACTCTAAAAGAATTATCATCTACTTTTATGATTTGATAGTGAACTGATGTTGTCGTTATTCCCGTTGAAGTCGTTAATCCACCAATTGCAGTTCCATCGGTAGAGTAAAGAACCAAATCACCATCATTAAATCCGTGATTTTCAAAACTAATTAAATCATTGGATGTTGTTATTCCTGTAGGTTTAACGATCAGTTTTCTATTAGTATATCCACTACCACCATTAATTACATCTATGGAAGAAATTGTTTTAGTTTTTTCTTTTGTTTTAAATTTGTGAAGACCGGTAGTATAAAGAGTGCTAAGACCTACAACATTACTACTTGTGGAGTAATCATCAAATGACTCATACAACTTGACAGTAGTATTATTATCAACTTGTACAAAATATGATCCATTATTTACTAAAGATGATGTTCCAATTCCAACTCCAATTCCTTTATTTCCGTTAGAATCGTAAATTACCTCTTGGCCATTAGAAAAATTATGATCATTTATAAATGTGATTTGATTGGTATTATTATCAACTCCACCATCTAGGGATATTAATTGTCCATCAAATACTACTTCTCTAACTCTTTTTCCTATTGTTGCTTTTAAGTCAGCCCCACCACCATTTCCACCAATCACCTTGATAGAGGTAACTTCATCAATATCAAAATCTTGAACATCAATGTCAACTTTTTCTATAGATCCTTGTATTACTGGACGAGCCAATGCCGTTGTTCCAAAACCGGTAGAAATAGAAATTTGTGGCAAGTTAATAACATCATAATTACCACCACCATTTAACACACTTATGGATTTTAAAGGTCCATAATAAACTTTATCATCAGACTTATAATTTGTAATTTCAACACCATTAATCAGCATACCAACGCCACCTGGTATTGTCGATTCTCTCTTTCCGTTTTTATTATTTGGTGATATTGGAAATTTTTTGAATAATTTTTGTGCCCCTATTTCACCAACCCTATGTTCAAATAAAGTAAAGGTATGCTTGCTTATTCCAGAAGATGGAACAGAAAAAGTTTCAAAATCAGATGTTCCTACAAAAGAAGGAGAATTGAATAATCTAATAGTTTTCTTATCGGACGCTAAAACTTCAACAAAATATGATCCTTCGACTAATCCTACAAGAGGTTCTGTATCTGGAGCATAAAAAATTCTGTCTCCAGTCAAAAACGGAGCATTTTCTGAAAAAGTAATAGTTGTAAAATTATTAAATGCATTTTTATTTCCTAAACTTGCTTCCGAATCTATTGATGCAGAATTAATTTTCTTTGTTATCTCATATGTAAAGGATGTTGAAATTCCCGATATGGATGAAGGTAATGAATTAGATGCAACATATGCAAAGTTACCTTCAATATCTGTGTACAGGTTTTGAACATCTCCTAGAATGGTATCATTTCCATATTCTATAGGTGTTCCAGATGCAGAACTCCTTGCCTTATTAATTCTTCTCCTTAAACTATAGTCCACATTAGTGCTTGGACTAAAGGTAAAATTGTCTAAACTGACTGATTTTTTATCTGAAGAAATATCAACTACATTTGTTACACTCGATGATAAAGTTGGGAACACTACTTTTTGGCTTCCCGTTTCTATAATTTCAACACTATCACCCTCTTTTAAACTAGATTTATCAATTTCACTCTTTAGTGTCACTGACAAATCAGTTCCAAAATTTTCTACTTCATAAGATGAACTAGTGTTATAAATCCAGGAATTTGCGAAAATTTCTTTTTTAGTTTTTTTACCAACACTTGGATTTTTAATTAAATCGCCAATGTTGTTAACTGAGATTATATCCCCTTCAGAAATATTCAGATTATCTGATACCTGAATAAAATTAGATAGTACTCCTGTTAATCTTATTTCTACTCTTTTATCTGGATTTCCATTTTCATATCCAAAATAAATTTCATCAGATCTTATGTTACTAGCACTTGAAATTTCTGATTCAACTCCAGTACATCCAATAAACTGATTAATAGTTTTATCGGAATACGTTATACTGTTGATTCCAGAAATAACCATTCCCGTTTGTGCAAACCCAATTGTAGAGTCTACTGTAATTACAGACGCACCTATGGCAACAGTTTCAATATTTTTTGTGCTCGGAGTAATATTAAAAGTCCCTTGAATCGTTGAAGACTCATCATATCCAATAAAGAGAGATAATTTAAAATATTGTTTATTATTTCTGGTAAAAGGTTCTATTTCTGATATTGCTGCTGATGTTCCAGAATCGGTAGATTTTGTTATTGTTTGTCCTACTAATTTTGAAACATCCCCACTAATTACCTCAGCAATCGCAACCTCTCTTCTGAGATAGTCTCCGGAGGATGGTTTGATTAAAAATTCCTCTAAATTTACTACTCTTGGTGTTTCTCCATATAAAACATTGAATAAAATTCTAAAAGACTCATCAGTGCCTTTTGCTCTATAAAAAGATTTTGCTTCCTTTATAAAATTACCAGCATTTAATTCTTTAACAAAATCAACATCTTCTAATCCTGGGGCAAAAGTGTATTTTAATTTTTTATAAAAATCTCTTAAAAATAACGAACTTAAATTAACTACAGTATCATCTTCAAGATGACTTTCCTTGGAAGTATCTGAAAATACAAGTTCTTCTTGATTTAAATCACTATGATATGAAGTAATTCCACTAAACCCGCGCTGACATCCTGTAAAAGAATTTGTAGTTATCCCAGTATAAGTTATAACCTCGTTGTTAATCTTAAACAGACCATATTGCTTAGGAAACCCTTTGGTGCTGTTTACGGGGATTGTAGTGTCCGTAGAGGAGATACCTGAAGTGGTATGTGTACTATCAACAATTACTTCTGGTGTTAAATTATCTAACTTGAGATATTGGTCTAAATTATCCGTGATATCAACTGGTCCACCTTGATATTCTTGAGAAATATAATATTGCTTTAAAAATTCTGATGCCTTTGGATTTTCATCCAAGACAAATTCAGGTAACTGATTGTCAATAATTTGTTGAATCTTGACTTTAGATTCAAATCCAGTCTGTATCATATTACTCTCTTATTAAATTCCCGTTTAAGTAACTTGATGTGAAATAATCTCTAGTAAATACCGTTCCCGATATTTCATCTCCTGATGTAATAACATCCTTCACCATATTTATTGAACTTGCTGGGATGTTAAAATTGAGATACAAATCTTTCAATCCGATCACATCATTTGATTCTGGGAATGCTTGAACCTCAATAATATTATTTTCTTTCTCAGTTGATGTTATTTTTATGGTATTAATATTGATTTCACCCTTAACATAATCAATTGTACCTGCCGATTTCACGACAACTCTCGTTGATTCACTGGTAAGTGGTTTTACAATGGATAAAATACCTGTTTTTCCATCAGGATTTGGAATATCAGTCAAATAAACAACATCTGGATCAGTTGCAATTCTGAATCCTGTTGATTTTATGTTAAATCCCTTAGAATTTACATGAAATTGGTTTCCATAGCATAATTCATATTGTGCAAATTGATTTACAACTGCTTTCAAGTCTCTTCTAATTCTAACTTTAGTGATATTAGAGGTAATTGCGGTGTTTGTATTGTCAATAATTTGCTGAATTTTACTATATCTAAATCTTCCGCCAAATTTATTGATTTCTAGTGAATTTGCATAAGTTTGAAGAGTATTTAACACTCTTGTTCTTAAAGTTTCGACAGTTGATATCCTTGAAAAATCATAATAAACCGCAGAATCAATTTCAACATAAAGAATTTTGAGATCTGTTATATTTTGGTTTATTCCAGAGACTGTATATTGCTTTAATTGAGATAAAATTCTGGATTTATTAAAATCTGAGACAAAAGTTCCATTTTTTGGTTTAATACTAATGTTTACAGTGCCAAATTGTGGAGGATCCATCTCTTCACCACCAACAACAGCAACTGATTCTGTATCTGGATAGATTCGTTTAATAATTGCTTCATAATCACGACCTGTTACTGCTCTAGACTGAGCAGAATAAATTTTTGGTGCATAATATCTGACAGAATCAATGGATTCAATTTCAGATCCGTTCTGAGATGCTTGATTTGTCGTGACAGTAATGTCGGATGGGTTGACATTGTTGTTTTCTGTCGTTAAAAAACTTCCAGCTAAGGAGAAATTAGATACTCCATTGCCTTCTACACCATTTGATACAATATAATTTGCCGTGATGATGTTGCCATCGGAATTTTGGTCTGTTCCGAGTTTTTTACCAATCAATCCATCACCAAATAGCAATTGGTATTTCTCATCTTGTATTTCTTGAATCAAATAAATCTGAGAACTGGAAGTTACATCAACAATATTGTCCACTAAAGAATATTCAATCCCAAGTCCGGTGTCATTTTCCTTTTTAATGTAAACCTTCAGACTGGAAGTATCAATAAATGAGTTATCAAGAATAAATTTTTGATCAAGAGATCCATCGTACAAGAATTGTTTTGTTAAATATGTACCTTCGTAAATTTCGATATTGTTAAAGGTTGCAACCCCATCAACAAATTTTCTTGTTATGTCTTCTGGTATTGAAAATACATATGAAGTATTTGCAGAACTACCGGTACATACAAGACCCCTCTGAAGCGTTACCTGAGAGGAAGTGTCGCCAGAGGGTCTTTGTACCAAAAATGAAATTTGTGCCCTTGCAGAGGTCCTAGAACGGGGTACATAACCAATATTTCTTGCAAGTGAGACAACATTTTCTCTCAGAGTGGCAGAATCCAAGAAGGATTCATTCACAATCATGTTAGAGTTAAATGCTGTGATATATGTGTTATATGCTAGCGTATCAATTAAGACAGAAAAGTTAGATCCTTCAAAATCAAAGTCCGTGAAATTTGAATTTGCACGGAGATAATCCTTGATGGATGTCTTTATCTGATCAAAATCTAGATTTGTATACTTAGTAAAAGGCATATTATCTTGTTGCCTCTAATAGGAACGAAAATTCTTGAGTTGGAAACTCTTGTCCGATGATATCAAAGATAATAGTTGCATTAAATGCGTTTCTATCTGGAAAAGGATCAACCTGAACCTCTACATTATCGATTCTTGGTTCAAAATTCTCAAGTGCAATCTCTATTTGATTCTGAATTACGGATGCAGTTC